GGTGATGAATTCTTTGAAGCCTACGGTGAACTGTGGTACAACGAAGATGAACAACTAGATGAAGCTGAATATCACGGCCGCAAAGTTCCCTTAGGCAAACCAATGCAAGGTGATGTTAAGAAGTTTAAAGTCTACGTTAAAGATCCTAGCACAGGCAACATCAAAAAAGTAAACTTTGGTGATCCTAACATGCGTATTAAGAAATCTAATCCAGCACGTCGCAAGTCATTTAGAGCACGTCATAACTGTGCTAACCCAGGACCAAGAACATCTGCCAGATATTGGAGCTGTCGTAAGTGGTAATATGACCAATTGGGAAACTTACGTTAAAGAATCCTATGAGCTTATTAAAGAAGCAGAAACATCGCTTTCAATTACACTAACCCACAATGTAGAAGCATACGTTGTACACTTATTCGCACACTTTCTAGACAAACCACAGGTCAATACAGAACCTGTGGGTATTAAACTAATGGCCAGTGCCAACTTACCAGTAGCTCAACGCAAAGTATTGCTTAAAGATGTAGGTGATGAATGCTTACTAATTAACGCAATGGAATGGAACAAGCGCCGTTGGCCCAGTGACACTTACTATGCTGAAATGGGTCAATCTGCTTATGTTACACGTGCGTTTGTAGTTAGGCCTGTAGAAGATATCTACGATGATTTAGCCTTGGAATTCACAACAGTTACCAAAGTTCTACGGAAATGTAGAATATCTTAACCATACCGCTTGACTCCGATAAGTAATTCATATACAATATATTTTTAACTAAAGGAATGACACAATGGCATTAATGTTTTCAGCTGAACAAAAGGCAAAACTTATACAAATAGTCAATGAGGGCGTACAAGTACTACAAGAAGTAGAAGATTTAAGTGCAGGCCTTAGCGATACAATCAAAGCAGTAGCGGAAGAATTGGAAATTAAACCGAGCTTACTTAAAAAAGCAATTAAAATTGCACAAAAATCTAAATTTGGTGAAACAAATCAAGATCACGAAACTGTTACTGATATTTTAGAAACTGTTGGCCGTACACTTTAATTGAAAGCTAACTATCACAAAACTATTAAGTTCATACAGCATGATTGGAATAGTAACCCATTTAGACTTACAATGGAAACTATTAATTGGGCGTTAAACTTTGCGGTTGCAATGACGTTTACATTAACTGTACCTAATGTTCCGTTATTAGTAGTGTATCCAATGTTCTTTACTGCCCTATCTATTAGTATATATTCTGCTATTAGCCGGGGTAGTTTTGGTATTTTAATAACAAGTATAACTATATTTTTAATCGATTTAGTGGGCTATTACAAGCTATTAGTGTTATAATAAAAGAGTCGTACACTTTACGTACAAGCACAAGGTTAACCGGCCACAAGCGGTAGGAGAGTAAATGAGTTATGTTGACGCACTGTTTGACAGGGCAAAAGATCGTATTTACGTTGTAGAAAGAAAAGAAGGCATGCGCGAGTATGTCGAGTATCCAGCAAATTATGTCATGTACATGGACGATCCTAAAGGCAAGTATCGTACTGTATATGACACTCCAGTAAGTCGATTCAGCACTCGTATAGGTAAAGAATTTCATAAAGAGACACGTATTCAATCAGGCAAGCGGATATGGGAAAGTGATATCAATCCTGTATTCCGTTGTTTATCAGATAACTATCTTGGTGTCGATTCACCTAAACTACAAACTGCGTTTTGGGATATTGAAACAGACTTTGACCCAGCACGTGGGTATGCTCCTACCAGCGATCCATTTAATCCTATTACAGCTATATCAGTTTACTTAGATTGGCTAGACAAGTTAGTTACCTTAGTTATTCCGCCCAAGAGCTATAGTTGGGAAACTGCACAGGAAATATGTGACCAATACGAAAACTGTTTTATGTTTGAACGTGAAGCAGACATGTTGGATACATTCCTTAATCTAATCGATGATGCAGATGTGTTAAGTGGTTGGAACAGTGAAGGCTATGATATTCCGTATACTATTGGGCGTGTTACACGTGTACTAAGCAAAGATGACACCAGACGCTTTTGTCTATGGGGTCAGTACCCAAAACAGCGTGAATTTGAACGTTTTGGTGCCGCAAACATTACTTTTGACTTGATTGGTAGGGTGCATTTAGACTATATGCAACTGTACCGTAAATATACCTATGAAGAACGACATAGTTATAGTTTGGATGCTATTGGTGAATATGAGTTAGATGAGCGCAAGGTTGCTTATGAAGGTACCCTGGATCAACTATATAATCGAGACTTTCCTAAGTTTATTGACTATAACCGTCAGGATACTATGTTGCTGGGCAAACTAGACAAGAAGTTACGCTTCCTAGATCTAGCCAACGAACTAGCACATGATAATACTGTGTTGCTACAAACAACTATGGGTGCTGTAGCAGTTACTGAACAGGCTATTATTAATGAAGCACATCAACAGGGCTTAATTGTTCCCAATCGTAAAAACAGAGACGACATGGGCGATACACAAGCGGCGGGTGCTTATGTAGCAACTCCTAAAGCAGGCATGCATGATTGGATTGGGTCAGTTGATATTAACTCACTATACCCAAGTGCGATTCGTGCGTTGAACATGGGTCCAGAGTCAATTATTGGGCAGATACGACCAATAATGACAGACTATTACATTAACGAAAAGATGGCTAATAAGTCAAGTTTCGCTGATGCGTGGGAGGGCTTGTTTGCTACCTTAGAGTATACTGCGGTTATGGAAGGTAAGGAAGGTGTTGAACTTACCATCGATTGGGAAACATCCGGTGAAAGTACTGTACACAGTGCGGCAGAAGTATGGAAGTTAATATTTGACAGTAATCAACCTTGGATCTTATCAGCAAATGGTACTATCTTTAGCTTTGAGAAAGAAGCAGTTGTTCCAGGCTTGCTTAAACGTTGGTATGCTGAACGTAAAGAACTACAGGCTAAGATGCGTTCATGTACAGATCCAGAAGAGATTGCGTTCTGGGATAAACGACAGTTAGTTAAGAAGATTAACTTGAACAGTTTGTATGGTGCCTTATTGAATCCGGGCTGTCGTTTCTTTGATAAGCGTATTGGGCAGTCAACTACACTTACTGGCAGAACTATTGCCAAACACATGGATGCATTTATTAATGAATGTATCACAGGGGTGTATGATCATACAGGCGATGCTATTATCTACGGTGATACTGACTCCTGTTACTTTAGTGCGTGGCCAATGGTTAAAGATGAAGTTGCCGCAGGTAATATGGAATGGAATGCCAGCATTGCTATTAAACTGTATGATAATATTTCAGATCAGGTTAACGAGAGTTTCCCTGCAATGATGGAACGTGCGTTTCATGTGCCACGTAGTATGGGCAGTGTAATTAAAGGTGGTCGTGAGGTTGTAGCAAGTAAAGGTTTGTTTATTAAGAAGAAACGCTATGCTGTACTAATCACAGACTTAGATGGCAAACGTATGGATACTAATGGCAAGCCCGGCAAAGTTAAAGCTATGGGGCTTGACTTAAAACGCAGTGATACTCCAAAAGTTGTACAGGATTTCTTAAGTGATATTTTATTAGCGACACTTACTGGTGTAGATAAGACTGCTATTATTGATATGGTACGTGAGTTTAAACTAGCTTTCCAGGATAGGCCAGCTTGGGAAAAAGGTACACCTAAACGTGTAAACAATCTAACTAAGTTTACCAAAGCAGAAGAACGTGAAGGTCGTGCTAATATGCCTGGTCATGTACGTGCGGCAATGAACTGGAATAACCTAAAGCGTATGCACGGCGATAACTATTCAATTAGTATTGTTGATGGTATGAAGACTATTGTGTGTAAACTTAAAGATAATCCAATTGGATTTACTAGTGTAGGCTATCCAACAGATGGCACCCATATTCCACAGTGGTTTAAGGACTTGCCATTTGACAATGACCTAATGGAGTCGACAATTGTTGATCAAAAAGTAGAAAACTTACTTGGTGTGCTTAAATGGAATATTACAGAAAGTACAGACATTAAGACTACGTTTGATGCATTGTTTAGTTTTGATTAATGAATGATCTACAGAAAAAATTAGATGAGTTAACTACAATTAAAAAGACATTAGTCGATTTAATTGATAGTTTTCAATTTGAAAAACTAGGCAAATTAACAGAATTGCCAAGTTCCAATGGTACACTGTATCAAGAAGTTGCAAACTATTATCAAACACAGCACAAAAAAGTTGCAGATAACTTTGCTAAAGCGCAATCTAATATTAATCAAGAGGTAACAGTTAAAAGTCAACAATGTATTAAGAAAAGCAAAAACTTAATTAAAGAAGGCCAACGTCTAGACATACTGCGTAAGGAAAAAATAAAGAAAAGTCAACGATTAGCCAAAGAAAGTCGCCAGCTGGCTAGAGAAGGACAACTACTCGCCGACACTAAACATAGATTATTGTACGAATATAATCAATTAATAAAAGAAAGTCATAAGTTAAATAAAAAACAATACAAGTTAATTCAGTCACGTCAACGAGAATTAAACATAGAAAATAAGAAAATTATTAACTATAGTATTAGTATACTTCAGGCTGCACTTAATAATATCAATAATAATATCGATAATACTACACTGAACTTAACTGAAGCAATTACTATAGAAAAGATAAACAATCTATGTGCTACCGAAGAGTATCAGAATAAGTTTATAAGCACATACTTACTCCCTAATATAGTACCAGTAGATAAACATATATTAAACTTATCATTACTAACTATTAGAGCGCATTGCGATTGGCATTTTCCTGGACTGCAAATTAATCCAACTACTAGAGATTGGGTTGATTGTATGGTTGCAGCAGATCCGTTGTATATCATCCAACGCCCCGACAATCAGACATTGCCTGCTATTATTAATACTTACCCTAGTGAATACATACAACGATTAAGAGTATATAATATTGATCAAGACTTTTCAATTCTACCTCAGCAACAGTTTGGGTGTATTGCCTGTTGTAATGTTTTAAATTTATATAATCTGTCAGATATTAAAAATCTTCTGGCTACCTATAACACACTATTAAGACCCGGTGGTAAATTAATATGTAATTTGCAATTTTTACACAACACAACTATCAGTGACATTGTCGAAGAAAACTATTTTAACTACACAATTAGATTGATTATACAAAATATATTCAACGATATAGGGTATAGTGTGATATCATTAAATGAAATGTTATCGGATGATGTTATGAACATGTTGATAACTGTTGAAAAATTTGGCATGCTAACTACCACCAAGGCACATCAGGTATTAGGTGCAATTATTGAAAAATAATTTTACCATATCTCTTGCATTTTCTAAATACATCATATACACTAAATTATAACACTTTATTAGGAGAACTACATGCGTGATCATTTATTAGACATCGTTAAAAATACGTACGGACTGGGTATCATTGACCTAGTTAAGGTAACAGGCACAGACACAGAAACAACAATTGAAGCAATTGCTGAAGATCGTAGTGTTATTGTACAGGCAAAAATTAACAATCCAGTGCCAGAGTTTGTTGGTACATTTGGTATGCCAAACTTGGGCAAACTAAGCACTATCCTTAACATTCCAGAATACAAAGACGATGCTAAGATTTCATTAACTAGACAAGATCGCAATGGTGAATCAGTTCCAGTGGGCCTACACTTTGAAAACAAAGCAGGCGACTTTAAAAATGACTATCGTTTTATGAGTTCAGAAATTGTTAACGATAAACTTAAAACAGTTAAGTTCAAAGGTGTTAAATGGAATGTTGAATTCCAACCAACTGTTGCTAACATTTTACGTTTGAAATTCCAAGCAAGTGCTAACAGTGACGAAACTACGTTTACTGCTAAAACAGAAGGCACAGACTTAAAATTGTTCTTTGGTGATCACAGTAGCCATGCAGGTAACTTTGTATTCCAAAGTGATATTGCTGGTACATTAACCAAAGGTTGGTCATGGCCAGTTGCGGCAGTTATTAGTATTCTTAATTTATCTGGTGATAAAACATTCCGCATCAGTGACGAAGGCGCGGCGCAGATTACTGTTGACAGTGGCATGGCAACTTATAATTACATCTTACCGGCACAAAGCAAATAATGATTGATTACTGGTTAAATCAGTACACTGCTAGAGGATTTGTTCCAGGTGGCATGTTTGTCAATGGTACTGTAGTTTATATCCCAATTCCAAAGAATTCTAGCAGTTATATTGGTAAACTGATGTTAGCCAACAATTGGAAAGTAGCTAATTTCTTAAAAAGTAATGTAGCTAATAAGAAGATAATTGTAGTATTACGCGATCCTGTTAATAGATGGATTAGTGGTATGGCACAGTACCTTTGTTCAGCGATAGTCAGTCAAGGTCATACAGCGGATACTATTATCAATAGCTGGAACCCAGTAATGGAATCGTTGATATTTGATAGAGTAATATTTGACGATCATACCGAAAAACAACTATACTTTATTAATACAGTACCAAAAGAATCATGCGTGTATTTTAACAGTGTTCACGGGGTCGGCGAAGTATTACAAAAATATTTGCTCGAACACAATATTAACCTAAATATTGATATAGATATTGATTTAGAAGATAATATACAACATCAAAAATTAACGAAGTTTCTTAAAACTCTATTAGATCAGAATACTAAATTAGTTAATAGACTAAAAGAAGTATATGCAGATGACTATAAATTAATCAATGAGGTAACATTTTATGATTAAAAATTTAGATATTACTAGTCCGCATTTGACTAGTAGCGCATACAGCACTCCGTACATTAACAACAATGGGCAGAGTGCTGGTACTGTGCGCTACAACACCATGACACAACAAATGGAGGTGTTTGATGGTGTTAGTTGGATTAACATTAGTCAAAATGCTAGTATTGGTCTAAGCCGGACTGCTGACGAAGCTATACGTTGGGCTCAGGAAAGAATGCACGAAGATCGCGATCTTAAGGCTAAGATGGAGAAATATCCAACACTTAAATCAGCTTACGAACAATTTAAGATGATAGAAGTGTTGGTCTACGAGGAAGAAAAAAGTGGCACATGAAATAGATAACTTAACAGCAAAACAACTAGACTACGCAGTGTTCTTACCAGCACTTAGTGGTTTTTATGCTACTTATGTAGGCAAGCAACGTTTTCCAGACCCTGTAAAAGGTTTGTATGTCGATGCTGCAAGGATTCCAGTAGACTTCGAAAACGGCATTGAAGGATTAAACTGGCTTAATCCGAGTGCGGCATACTTTCCCTACCATTGGAGTTTATATTCAGCAGGGCATGCTGAGTTAGATGTAAACAAGCATAGCCCAAAAGAAGATATGGTGCGTAATAGAGATCGTAGTAAATCTTTTATCTTAGGTGACTCGGGTGGTTTCCAGATTGGTAAAGGTGTTTGGGAAGGTGATTGGAAAAATCCTAACTGTCCAAAAGCACAAAAGAAACGTGAACTAGTATTAACTTGGATGGACGCATACATGGACTATGGTATGTGTTTGGATATTCCAGCATGGGTAGCTCGTAGCCCAGCAGGTGCTAAGGCCACAGGCATTAGTACATACGACGAAGCTGTAGAAGGTACCTACATTAACAATGATTGGTTTATTAACAATCGTACAGGTGCTTGTAAGTTCTTAAACGTACTACAGGGTGAGAATCACGCAGATGCAGACGATTGGTATGATCGTATGAAGAAGTACTGTGATCCTCAACAATATCCAGGCAAGCATTTTAATGGTTGGGCTATGGGTGGACAGAACATGTGTGATGTTCACTTAGTCCTAAAACGCTTAGTAGCCATGCGCTACGACAATCTATTACAAGAAGGTATACATGATTGGATGCACTTCTTAGGTACTAGTAAATTAGAGTGGGCTTGTTTGTTAACCGATATCCAACGTGCTATTCGTAAACACATTAACCCTAATTTTACTATATCGTTTGATTGTGCAAGTCCATTCCTAGCGTCAGCTAACGGACAGATATACATTCAAACTGAAATTGAAGATCGTAAGAAATGGGTATATCGTATGGTTCCTAGTGTTGATAATAAGAAGTACGCATTGGATACACGTAAGTTTAGTGATGCTGTATTACAAGATGGTATTTTTAAGAACTTTACAGATAGTCCTATTAGCAATCGTATTAAGATCAATGACATTTGTGTCTATCACGATGGCGTGCGTAAAACTGCTGCAGAATTAAACGGTGAGCCATTTGATGTGACTAACCAAGATCATTATACTACACCGCCTGCTCTTAATAAGATTAACAAAGTTGGTAAAACTTCGTGGGATAGCTTTGCTTATGCTATTCAAATGGG